TATAAAGGAGGAGAATATTTCTACTCTCCTCCAATATTTATAATTAGGCTCCTTGATTTCCAAACCAACTTCTCCAGTCAGAAACACCAAAAGAATATCTTTCACGTGCTTTGAATCGTAAGTTGCCAGTATCGAAATCTGGTTCCATTTTAGTTTGTAATGGAGTTCTAGTAAACATTTTAGTACCATTTGGTACGTCTGTTTTAATGAACCATGCATTTACATCTGTAAATCTTCTGTTCACATAGAATCCATCAGGGAACACACCTAAGTGTCTAACAGCATTAATATCATTATTATTACTATTAGTTATACCTGGAGTATTTAATAATACATCTGCTGTAAACATTAGATCTGTTGGTACGTGTAATGAAACACCTGAAGCACCTATAAGAATGCCACGATCATCAGTAGTTTTTTGTATCTGAATGATTGCTGCTTCTAAAGTACCTTCAGCTATAGCTGCTGCTGTAGTAATGTTTGTTACTGTACCTGAGCCTGTTACTGGGTGTGCTGCACTAAACATTGGTACACCATCACCTTGATTTGTTGCAAAGCCATTGTTATACAAGTCAGCAGCTTTTTGCTGTTTTGTACTTCCCATAGCTCTTGCTAATCCTTTTGCTCTTAGTTTTGCAAAAGTGTCATATAGATTATCTTCCATAGCTTCTTCAGTTACTGCGAATGCTAATGCTACAGTTTCGTTAGTATACCTTGAAGTATAACTTTCTGATGCATCATCATAAACTACAGCAGCACCCTCACCTTTAACAGGTGCAGCACCAAAGCCTGTGAAGAGTACTTCTTCTTCAAATGCTCTGTCTGAGTTTTCTATTTCGTATAATGGTTTATGTTCTTCATCTACGCTGCCATATTCTATTCCAAAAACTGCATTTAGTCCAGGAAGTAGCTCTTTGGCAATACTTGCTCTATTAATAGCCATTTAATTATTCCTTTCTAAATTAAGCTGTTGAAACAGTTGCTGTTGTATAATTGTCAACATGATTATTAATACGTACTTCATACCATGGATAATCGTCAGTTTCACCTGCTGATGAACTTGTCGCTGTATCCCATGGAGCTCTACGTATAACTCTCAAATTAACATCTGTTAGCACAGGTCCAGATGCGTCTAACTCATAGCCACTATTACCTGTTTTTGTTGAACCTGCTCCTGCTGTCCATACACCATTATAAGTACCAGCACCAAAACCTGCTGCTGCTGTTACAGGACCATCTGCCTGTATAAAGTATGTTTGAGCTGGATCAGTACAAACATGTAATTTAATGTCTGTTGCTGTTGAACCACCTGTCCAATATCTACTGAATTGTTGATCACCATTACTGTCTACATAGCTACATCCTTGGAAAACTCCTGCAGTTTTTATAGTTGTATTAGCACCTGTAGGTACAATTGTGCCAGAACTAAAAATAGCTATAGGATCTCCTGTAAACATGCTTGTAGGCAATGCTGCTGAAGGAACTATTGGGCTTATATTATCACCAACAGGAATTGTAGTAACACCAGTAGAGTTAGAACCTGAGCCATTTTTTCTTGCCAGTACCAGTCCTCTAGGACTATCAACTGAAGCCATATTCTTTCTCCTTTGTTAATTAATAATAAGCAATAAAAGAATTAATCCTGAAAGTTAGGTTGTCTTCCTGTTATCACTTTTGATTTACTGTTATTAGAAATAGGCATACGAGAATTATTAGAACTCATAAGTTGAGCTTCAATAGCTTCATTCATAGCTTTACTTTTATCTCTGTAATACTTACTTCTAGCTTCATAGATACCAGTTGGGATTTTTGCTAATCCTACGTCAGCACGACAGACTACTCCTGCGTATCTACCTTCCTCTCTCACGAAAGAGGTTGCACTCATTTCAGGAACTTCAGCTAAGTCAACAAATACCCATCCTTCTTGCAGTTTCTTGCCTAAATGTTTTACGTCATCTTCACCTTTAAGTGTCATTCTTACCCACCCAAGTGTCATACCTTCGTTGGCGAAACGATTTTGAACTGCATCAGGAATATGAAGAACATCTTGCTCTTCAAATGTATATTCAATTTCTTCTCTAGCTTTATTTTCTCTTAAATTAGAACTACGTGTATTATTAATTCGTGTCATTATTTTCCTCCACGCTGCATATTAATTGTTGTATACTCACCATCAGCTTGATCAGCTTTTAGTTTTTCTTGAGCATACTGTTCAAGTGTTATATTCCATTTGTTAGCTAGTCTAATATCTTCTTTTGACAGCTTAACCTTTTTACTGGAACCTGGAGAGCTGCGAGATGCTCCAGCAACCACTTGAGCAGGTTTTGACGCTTCTACCTGCTGGCGAACTTCCCCACCTGTAGCAGCTTGTGCTGCAAACTTATGAGGAAATGTTTCTTGTAACCTACGATCTATTTCAGTATAATACTCTGGATCTGTAGGATTATAACCTTCTTCTTTTAACTGACCATCTATTGCTAAAGATGCTGCAGTCATAACTTGATCTGAACCAAACCACTCATTCTTTTGTGCCCATTCTGCTGCTCTTGGATCAGGAGTAGGTTGGGGTTGATATTGTGGTTGCTGTACTTGTTGTTGTTGTACAGGTTGTTGTTCAAATTGTTGTTTTGTAGCAGTCAATGATTTTAAATCATTTTGTGCTTCATTCAAAAACTCTTGAGCTTGTAGTATCTTAGCTGAGTCACCTTCTTCGTGAGCAGACTTATAAGCATTTCTTGCAAGTTCTAACTTATCTGTTATTTGTTTTTCACTTGCATTTAAATTTAATTTACTAACAGTATTAAATTGATGCTCTGTATTTTGTAATTTACTACTTAACTCTTCATTTTGTCTCATTAGTTGAGCAAGTTTTTCATCTCTTTCTTTTCGTTGCTTAACTAATTGACGTATTCTTTTTTGAGCTCCTTTAGTATCTACACCTTCAAGTTCTGGTGGAGAGTCTTCTTTAGGAGCTTCTTCTGATTTAACTTTCTCTTTTGCTTCAATAGGCGAAGGAGTTTCAACTTTTTCATCTTCTTCACCTTCTACTTCATATTCTACTTTTGGTTCTTCTGGAGCTTTAGTTTCTACTTTACTCCATTCTTGATTGTCCATTTTATTACCTTTCGTTGTTTACGAGACATACGACTTACGTATCTTATATTATATATTATACACTAAAAAAATTAATAGTGCAAATTTTAACTACTATATTTAGTTAAATTAAAAGTAGGATCTAAAAACTTTGGATCTTGTACTTTCATTATAACTTGATCATCATACAATAAAATCATCTTAACATTTTTATATTGTATCTTTTGACCAGCATGTTTAGCATAGCAAACATAATCTCCTAATTGACACCAAGGTCCTTTAGGAAATTTTTCATTATCATTATAAGCAAGATCACCTATTTTAATAACTTCACCTATAGTTGTTAAATACGACATATCGTCTTTAGTTGAATTTGGTAGTAATATACCACCCTTAGTTTTCTCTTTTATTGAGACAGGTCTTACGAGTACATGAAAACCTGGAAGTTCAGGTAAGACATCTGGAGTACTTTCGTCTTCTTCTTCTGTAATCCACATATCATTCTTTATAGATTTACCTAAATGTGCCTGTTGCATTAGTCATCCTCTTCTTCGTATAGTCTTTTCTTAACTACTTCAGTTAATTTATTACGAGACCATTCAATACCTTGAACAAGTCCTACGAGTTGTCTATAGTGAGCAAAAGAATCTGCTTGCCCACTAGAGACATTTAATCTTAGTTTATTGAGTTCGTCATTATATTCTTTAACAACCTCATCCCATATATCCATATTTAGAAATTAAATTTCTGCACATGCATAACAGTTAATCTCTAGTCCTACAGATATTTCTTTTACGACTGGTGATTTCCACATATTATCTTCTCCCTTTAGTTGGTTCTGGATACTTCCAAGTACTTTGATCATACTCATTTAAAGCTCCTCTTAGTTGCCTTTCACCTGCAACAGGATAACTATCTTTAGTATAATCTCCATACATGCCACCATCTCCATTTGGAACATGGGTTGGGTATCCATTGGTTACACCCTTTTTTACAGGGTAAGCTTTATTCCCTATTGGCATTCTGATCATCTCCTTTCATTTCTTCTTTTAATAGATCCATCATAACATCAATAAGTTTAAAACTTCTTTGTCTGTCATCCAGATCATCCATACCAGCTACTTTGGTTAAAGCAGCTATACGAATTTTTTCCATGTCTATAGCATTCTTTTCTTCTGCCATAGTTGTCTTAGCTAATAAGTCTAAAGACTTCATTGTTTCTTTTGAAGCTCTATCAAGATCTGCTTTCTCTTTTTTCAATATAGCATCTTGACCAGATTTACCTGCAGCAACCATTAACTTAGCTTCTTCTAATTCTAATTTCTGTGCATCTAATGCAGAGTCTGCAGAATATTTAGCCATAGTAGATTGTAGTTTTTGTTTTTCTAATTCTACTTTAGCTGTTTCTAATGCTACCATTTGTTGTTCAGGTGATTGAGCTTGTCCCATTTGATTTGCATTCAATACTTGTTGTGCTGCAGTAGCCATAGCCATTTCAGCAACTTGAGGATTTTGTTGTTGATCTGGTGGTAGTTGTTCCATTGCAGCTCTTGCCATACCATTCATTTGTTCTTGATACTTTAATACAGAATGTTCTTGTATGTTTGCTTCTAGTATTGGTTTTAATCTAGCCATTATAGGATTAGCACCATTCTGTGGATCTTGTAGGTACATCATCTTTACTTGTATATGTGAGTCATGGTTCTGTCCTGGAAATGCTGCAATAGGTATACCTTTTGTTGCAGCCATTATATCAGATACAGGATCTAATTTTTGTGGTTCTTTTTTAGGTGGAAGTATTTCTTCTATGTTAGGCAAATTAGCAGCATTTAATATTGTTCTATTTAATGCTTCAAGGTTAAACATACCAGGAGGTGATTGCTGTGCCATTTGTAATGCCATCTGCGAAATCATCATTCTATGTGCATTTGATGGAATGTTAGGATCTGATACTGGTATCACATCTACTCTACCATCAAAGTCTTGTTTAAGAACATTCTTATCAGCAAAAGGTACTTCATATGGATACTCAGAAGGTAGATAATCATAGTTTATCTGTGCAAGTATTTTAAATTCATCTCGTTGAGATTTGTGTAATCTCTTGTGAATAGCAGAGAAGAACTTACTTGATGCTTCTAGTAATGCCATTGTTGTACCCACAGGTCCATAAGATGCTGCGTCAGAAACTATTTGTTCTGTACTATCAGCAAACTTTTGACCTGCTTGAGTAATGAAGCCAAGCATATTGAACAGAGTTGAGGAAGGCTCTTTATATGGGAGAGACACTATAGCCTTGTTGAGATCTTGTCCTGTAGCTTCAACTTCTTTAAACTCACCTGGTGATATAGGATCGTTGTCTCCAACAATTCTTACACCCTTTGCTTTGAATCCTCCTGGTAAGTTTGCGAATTGACCTGCATCCACTAAACTTCTCATGGCTGCAGTAGCAGTCATAGTTAAGTTTCCTAAAAAGTGCATGAGACCAAATCCATAGAAACTAAAGCCTGGTACGAACCTGTAGTGAACAAAGTGAGACACTTTTTCTTGATTCTTATCATCCTTCTTATAGTTTCTACGAATACTTAAAATTTGTTGTGACTTCTCTTCTACTGTAACAATATAAGGAAGAGCATAGTCTTCTTCTATTTCTAAATAACAATGTTGTTCTAGTAATGTATATTGTGGATCATTTGTTCCTGTAGGAGACAAACCAATAATTGTATCCATCTTTTCTGAAAAAGAAGTAGGTTGTGGATTAGTTGCTTCTGGTAAATCTACATCTCTATATATTCCTGTACGTATATCTTTTGCAAGATCAACAGGACTTCTATATATTACATGTGTATATCTATCTGCTTTACGTAGATTAGATGAGTAGTAAGAAACATAGAATTGATCAATAGGAACAAACTCAGATACTGGTCTTTTTAAATTAGCATCATAATAAACTTTTTTAAATGCTGATCCTATTAATGGTAAATGAAATAACATTCTTTCCATCTCATCAAAGTATTCAGGCATCTGATCTGTTGTTTGATAATTCATAAACTCTTGAACACGATTAGCTTGATCTTCTCTTTCAGGAGTAGACTTACCTATGATCTGAGCTTTAACTGGACCTGATGGTGGAAATAATTCTTGTATAGCTTTTGATTGAAACTTAACAGCAGATTCTATTAACATTGGATGTACTGCTGTACATGCACCTTCAAATGGTTCTGAAGATTCTTGTATCTTTAATCCTAATAGATCAAAACCTTTTTCAAACATTGCTTCCCATTCAGCACGAGATTCTTTATCTGATGTATAGTTATCTACTACATCTGCTGCAATGTTTTCTTTTTCTTCATCTTCTAATGTATCTGTTAAATCTCCATACCATTCTTGTATAGATTCTTCAGCTTCCATTTCTACAACACCTGTAAAGTCTACAGTAACACCACCATCATCTTCCATCTCAAATGTTGGTGCACCTTCCATCATTTCTTCAGGTGTAGGCATTTGTACTACATTAGTTATTTCTTCACTAATTCTTTCAAATGGATTTTTTTCTGTAGCCATTATATCTTACCACCTTTTTTAAAACTGTATGTATACTTAGCTCCTATAGAACCTTCTTTACTACCAGGTTTATAAACAGCTTCTCCAGAAACTTTATGTTTACCTTTTTTGTATTTAGCTGTAGCTTTTATTTTAGAACCTTTTAAAGGTTTACCTGATAAAATATCTTTGTGTTTGACATAGCCTTGTAGATCTAAATTAATTTTATCACCAGCTTTAGTATCAAAAAATTTAGATTTTACTTTTGTTTTTGTTGGTTGAAATTTTACCTCTGTTCCCATATTGTCTCTCTCTTTCTATATAATAATCTACGTTAGGATCGTATTTATTAGTGATAGTTATCGTATGTTTTTGTTTAGGTACAAAAGCACACTTTTTTTCCATACACTTATTATAACACTAAACTCTCCAGTATGCAACTTTTTTTTCTTTTGGTTCGTCATTCCAATCAGGATCTTCTGGATGTGTTAAATGCCAAGACTCTTTTACATAGTGTATAGCCATTGTCATGGCATCAACTTGGTCATCATGTGCAGCATTTGGAAACCTTAACATTTCCTCTAACAAATCTTCTGACCACTTTTTATTTTTAGGAAACCATACTTTACCAGACTCCATCATAGGAGTAGCTGCATACACTCTGGATACTTTATCTCTATCAGGTAAATATTCTAGTACAGGTATACCAGCTCTACGCATATCTTGTATTAATGATTGTCCTGATGCTTTCTTTTCTACCATACATACATCAGGTCTATGTTCTTGATATAACATTTGTGTCATACGTCTAAGTTCTGGATATTCAAATCTACCTTTAATGTTTCCTAATAAAATAAGATTACCTTGAAAAGATTCTATACCTTCGTCAGTTTCATCATACATAGAAAAGATTCCCCATGTCTGAATAACACTATAATCTGCTGTAGTTTTTGTAGAAAATGCTGTATCATATGTTTGTATTATAAAATCACATGGAGGAGGTTCACCATATTCCCACCACTTTAACCATTTCTTCTTTATAAGTCCACCTTCATCTGGTGTTGGATCTTGCATATATAATGCATTCCAGTATCGTGCACCATTTGAAGCTTTGATTTCATGTTCATCTACTCTTAGTACTTCATCTGGTTTCCATTCAGGAAAATAACTAGAACCTACTGGTAGTTGTAACAATTCTGCTGCTTCTTCATCAAGCCATGCAGGAATACGAACAACATCCCAAGGAATAACTTCATAATCTCCTACATTCTCTTCTTGTTTTAGTAACCATCCACAAAGATCATCATAATGATACCTTGTATTAATAATTAATATGGAACCATTAGGCATAATACGTGTTCTTAGTCCTGCTGGGTACCATTCCTTAACGTATCTTCTACCTGCTTCAGAGTATGAGTCCTCTTCTGACATGACATCATCAAGGATTGCAATGTGTGCACCTCTTCCTGCAATCTGGGATCTAACTCCTGCAGCATAATACTGTCCACCTTTGTTTGTTTTCCATTTACCAGCAGCTCTAACGTCTGATCGTAAAGATACACCTTTAAATACATCTTGAAATTCTTCAGTATTGACAATATCCCTGACAGAACGACCAAAGTCGCTTGATAACTGGTCACTATGGGAAACAGTAAGTATCTCATGTTCTGGATTCCTTCCTATATACCAGGCAGGAAACAATTTAGAACAGATTACAGACTTAGATGAACGTGGTGGGAGAAACACCATTAGACGTTTAATCTCTCCAGACTCTAATTGACGTAATTTATCTGATATTACTTCAATATGCTTACCCATCTTAAAGTCTGAAACAAGTGTTGGAGCCATTTGCCTAACAAATGTAAGGAAATTATCTTTAGATTCCTGGGTAACTTTAAGATTTAACAAGTTATTTAGTAATAGAAGAGTATTTGCGTCTTGATTAGTCTCTATAGACTCTATAGTTTCTATGATATTGTATCCTTATAGTATATTGTTGTATATTATTATATTTATTTATAAGAGAAAAACAAAAGAAAAACAAATATACTAAGTACTTAGTACTTTTGTTTATATATATTATATATAATTATACATACTCCCCACTTAAATGTCAAGTATTTTTTTTATTATTTT